CTACTGACAATAAGTTTTTTGACGTTACTAAGTTCTGCTTTGATGGCGAAAACCGAAACCATTACGGAGGAAGTCTGTAATGCTCTATCGGGATGTCGAGTTGAAATGACTACTGGTATGTGTATCGGCTGTGTCACGATAACAAGAACTATTGTGACAAAAGATCCTATATCCGTTGTCGAGAGACCAACGATTAAAAGTAAAACTTCTTTAGTTGTTTCAGTAGATAAGTCGGGCTGGGCAACAGCAAGATGTCGCAGCGGCTGTCCTTCAAGTAGAGCAGCAACTATGGGATACGAATTTGAGGGAAAATTTTGGAAGAAGAAAAAATCTCATCGGGGGTAAACAGAAATTATACCACTATATAATAATATACTAACATTGATAACAGGAAAATAATATGCCCTATTATGATTACAAGTGTTCCGCATGCGAACACATATTTGAAGAGAATTATAAAATAGTTGATAGAAATAAACCAATTGAAGAACCTTGCCCTAGTTGTTCCAAGAACGATGTGGAGCATGTATTTGGAAAATCTCATATTGGTGATCCGTGGTTCCATGGCGGTAGGAAAATAGATAATGGATTTAAAGACCGTTTACAAGAAATCAAAAAAATGAACCCTCACAATACTATTGATATTCGTTAGTTTATGAAAAAATTTAATTATGATCTTTTTGACAATCGAAAAGACCTTATCGAACAAGACAACTCAGGTAACAATGGAAGAATGTATCATGCTCCAAATGGCACATATCCATCCATTACAAATCTTCTTTACGAAATAGTTTCAAAAGCAGGAATACAAGCTTGGAGGAATAAAGTTGGTCACGAAAAAGCACAACGAATTTCTACCAAAGCTTCTATTCGTGGAACTAAGATCCATAACGTGATAGAAAAATATATGCGTGGTGATGAGGATTATCTACAAGGAGTAGCACCAGAACATATTGAACTGGTCAAACTTGCTTTACCTCAAATCGATGAGAGAATAGATAACATTCGTGGTATCGAATTACCATTGTGGTCTGATGGATTGAAGACAGCAGGAACAACAGATTTGATTGCTGAATACGAAGGTGAACTAGCAGTCATAGATTGGAAGACCGCTACTTACATTAAGAGAGAAGAATACATCCTATCTTACATTCTTCAAGGAACTGCTTATTCACTAATGATATACGAAATGTACGGTGTCATTCCGAAAAAAGTGGTTCTCTGTATGTTGATAAGATTTGATAAAGAGAAATACAACCCATTGATGGATACTGATATTTTAGTTGATTGGAGAGTGTTTAATCCTCTAGATTACATACATAAACTAAAAGAAGTATGTGACGCTTATCACTTTAAAATGTCTTGACAATTCGTTTATAAGTTGTTATAATATAAATATCATAAAGAACTTGTAAAATTTGTTCGATGACCTGAAAGAATAGTTAAGTAAGACGCCGGTTCGATTCCGGCCAGCTCCACCAAAGAAAGTTATGGAAAAGAAATTAATGTGGCTTGCAATAATGATATTTCTTGGATTGTGTTTAACTTATGCCACACTTTATATTGGATATGACTTTCGTTGATGGGGCTGTTATGGAATTCGATTGCTAATGAAGGTATCAGAGAGAACGAATAGGGTGATTACCTACAATCAACTAAATTAGATGCAAACTTTTTCGCAGCTAATAATTCAGATTATTCCCCAGCGCGGGTTGCTTTAGCGGCATAATTAATCTGTAGGGTTTGGGGAATCGCCTCGTAACAGAAGATTCCCTTTCTACACAATTTTTTGGATAGGAATATGAATAATAAAATTCACAAAAAAATGGGGAATAATAAAATTGATACCCCTGAAGAAATGATTGAAGACCAAGAACAAAAATTATGGGAGAGTAATCCAATGGAAGCGTTACGTTATGAGAAACTTGAAACAAGAAAAAAATTAAATTGGTGGGCACGATTTTCATTGTCTATGATTATAGTTCTTACTTTTTTGTTTTTAATATGGTTGTTATTTTTTGGTTCGTTACCGGCAGAATCTCGCGATCTGGTAAATATCATGGTGGGGGCGTACGTCGCAGTGCTAAGTAAGGCGACGGATTATTGGTTCAAAGATAAAGACGATCCTGAACACAAAGAAAGTGAAGCGGTGAATAAGATGAATGAATCGATTTAACTTGACAATGAAACTACAATTTGTTATAATTAAATATTATGGAGTTACAGTATGACAGAATTAATTAATATGTTTACGAGTGAACGATACAATAATGAAATCAATTCAATTGTTGAAACGACAAAGATGAGTTATCTTGATGCTATAATGTATCATGCTGATGAAAATGGTCTTGAGTCGGAAACAGTTGCTGGTTTAATTAATATCAAAACTAAAAACAAACTAAGGGAAGAAGCGGAGACCTTGCATTTTATGCCAAAGACATCCAAACTTCCTATATGATACCAAAAGTGCGACCCTTTGAAGTGTACCAAAAATACCTATCGTTGAAACAACACTTCAACAGAACGAGTTACGACTATTTCAAGTTCAACGGTAAGGTTCGAGCAAATGAATCGTCTTTCGATAAGAGAAGAGACAAACATCATTTTGTTCGATTATCAAAAATTTATAAAGAAGAAGATCTCACTAAGTTTCTTGTATCCAATTTTGTGAAGACAAGGGATTTGTGGGTAGGTAATGTAACCTCACCAGAAGGTAGGAATAATTATATTGCTTGGAAGGCAAAGATACAAAGTCTTCCTTATGTATTTGAGAATGAGATTGGTTCTTTGTTTGAAGAAAACAAAAGTTTCAATTCCATTTTCGATGTGGTGGATGGTCAACATCCTCCAATGCTTCACCATGTGTTTGGTGAAGACGTTTCAGTAGAATCTTTTATTGTTCTAGATTCAATACTGAATTTTTCCTCAGCGTTCAATGAGAAGATTGAGGAATCGGTCATTTGGCCGGAACTATATAGTATGTGTAATAATTATGCTCCTTTTTTGAATTTAAATAAGCAGAAATATGTAGACATACTCAGAAAACAAGTAGATTTATATTATGAATAAAGTGGATAACCAGAAATACGGAGACAGAAATGGCAAATTCATTTGCTTCACTCAAGAAGAATCGGTCCGCCGATTTAGAAAAACTTAATCAATCGATTGAGAAAATCAACAACCCCAAAAACAATTTCAGTCGCGAAGATGAACGATTCTGGAAAGCAGAATTGGATAAATCTGGAAGCGGTTACGCTGTAATTCGTTTTCTCCCATCACCTGAAAATGAAGATATGCCTTATGTGCGTGTTTTCAATCATGGATTTCAAGGTCCAGGCGGATGGTATATCGAAAACTCTTTGACTACTATTGGTCAGAAAGATCCATTGGCAGAGTATAACTCTACTCTTTGGAACTCTGGAATTGAAGCGAACAAAGAGATCGCTCGTAAACAGAAGAGAAGGTTGACTTACTTCTCTAATATCTTTGTCGTAGAAGACAAGGCGAATCCCCAAAACGAAGGTAAGGTTTTCCTTTTCCGTTATGGAAAGAAAATCTTTGACATGGTTAGTTCTATGGCTAATCCTGAATTTGAAGATGAGACACAAGTAGATGTGTTCAATCTTTGGGATGGTGCGAACTTCAAACTGAAGATTCGTAAACTTGATGGGTATTCAAACTATGATAAGTCGGAGTTCATTACTGCGGCTCCCTTGTTAGATGACGATGACAAGATGGAAACAGTTTGGAAGTCACAACACTCATTGGAAGAATTTGTCAATGAGAGTAATTTCAAGTCATTTGATGACCTGAAAACTCGTTTGGATACTGTTCTTGGTAACACTCCATCTCCTGCGATGTCAGCACCAGCTTCTGTTGAAGCGACTAGTGCTCCATTTGATGGTGGTCGCCCAATCACAAATACTCCTTCAAGTGAATCATCTAGTGATGGTGATAACCTTGATTACTTCAAGAAGTTAGCAGAAGCGTAATCACGCAACTTTACTAACAAAGTCTCTCCCTTCATCTGGAAGCGTTTGTCCGATGGGTGAAGGGTTGTTTATTACAGTAGTGTTATTACTTACTTGATTAGAACTCATATCATTTCCAGTTACTACACTAGCACCACTCCCACCAGCACCTCCACTCATTCCTACGCGAGACATTGCTAATTGATTTAATACTGCACCAGCAACAGACCTTGCCATAGGGTCGATAAATGCTCCTGCTCGAGTACTACTCAGAGGAATAACTGCTTCTGGTCCTCCATCTGCAATACCACCATAAGCTGCACCACTTCCAGAATATGTTCCGTGTTCACCAACAACTATACCTGAGCTTGGGAGATAAGTTGGTTTGTTTACAATGAAACCACCTCTTGCTTTACCTTCTGGTTTATCACTACTAAATGGATTTATACTACTTACAAAATTGCTAATACCTTTACCAGCATCTTTCAACGCACCTACTGGATCATCAACCACTTTCATAACTTTGTCGAGTGTTTCTTTGCCAGGAATCAACTTCAAAATTTGATCGAATAAATCGGTAAATATTTTTTTGATCATTTCAAAGAGGGGAGTAATCCCTGTTTTTTCTCCTATTGCTTTTGTCGAATCCCATGCAGCTGCCATCCAATCTGGAAGAAGTAGAGTCCAATCAAATCCCTTTTCAGTAGTTCCTTTTTCTTTTCCTGCTTTGAATACTTTAGTCAACCAGCCAGGAAATAGGTCTGTCCATTCCCAAGCATCAGTGCCCCCTGTAATTTTAACACCTTTAATTATATTGACCAACCAATCTGGAAATAAACTATACCATGTAAAGGGGGTTTCAACAAATGCTTCTGCAGTTGAGTCAAAAATTTTCACCATCCATTCGGGAAAAAGGTCTGTCCATGAAAAAACATAAGTATCTTTTGCAATCTCACCAGAAAAGAAATCTTTCAAGAATTTAGGAAATATATCTGTCCAACTCCAAGGCTTTTCTGAAATTTTTTCAGCAGTTCCTTTAAACCATTCAACAAGGAAATTTGGAAAAA